ACACCGTCGTATGAAAGAGATATACCTAGCATATACCCGTTACGAGGATAAAGACCTGTAGTCTCTGAGTCCAGCGCAACATATGGAGTAGGATGTGCTATAGCCTGTCGGATAAACTCATTACACTCTTCCGTGTCTTGAATACCATAAGCAACGCTCTCATCAATAATCACATCTTGGACTAAGCCTGATATGTAATTGATGATACTTTCTTTTGAGGTGTCCCATACAGGCTTTGCTTCAGGCTTAAACGCAAGCATTCCTGGATTAATTACAGGCAGGAACTTATCCTCTACTAGCTTACCGCTATATTCAGTTACTGAGTTTATCTTGGTGAAGTACTTTAGAGCGTCTGACCCTACTAGGATAATCCACTCGTAGGCATCTATATCAATTTCAATATCACAATTTCGTTTTAGAACTTTCTTAACGCTTGGGTCAGAGCAAAGCTGATATCTATCAAACGTGAAAGCATCATCAAATTCGCGTTTGAAGTTGGTCTTACTTGTTCTGGTTTCTACTAAGGCTACATTAGCCATATAATTTCCTCTTGAGTTTTTCGATTTGAGGTTTAGAGAGTGCTCCTGGGTCTGTACCTGACAAGTGTACATTTCTGGATAAGAGACTAGCTTTCTCGCACATTTCCTTTACTTTTTCTACTGCTTTCTGCCCTGCATCATCACCGTCAAAAAAGATATCTATCTGAGCGATTCCTTGCATACTGAGCATACTCAGCTTTTCTACACTAATATTGTTCGTTCCAAAACAACATACTGCGTTTGTTAATCCTTTGTCATGTAAGTTTAGCATATCATATATACCTTCTACTAAGATTACCGCGTTTTTGATTCCTGTAACTTTAGGATATAAGGGCATCTTAGCACCCGCAGGTGTAATCATATACTTAGGCACCGCACCAGATGTATGTCTTCCATTGAATGCTACAATTTTTCCTGATATATCTTTTACTGGAAAAACTATTCTACCTACGTAACTTGGGTCATGGTGCTGGAACGCTTCGAACTTTCTATATGTATCAGGTTGAAGACCCCGCCATGACCCCGTGTAAGGGACACTACCCGTGGGTAGAGACATTCCTACACTACTTGACATCTTTTCTTGAATCTTTCTTCGTAACAACTCTCTTCTAGCCTGTAGAGGAGAGCCTATTTCTCCGTAGAGATTAAATAAATTGCCTTTAAAACCACAAGAGAAGCAGTGAAAAATACCCGTAATCCGGTCAATCCGCATACTAGGGCTTCTATCGCTATGCTCCGGACTTAAACAACCGACTAATAAGTCGTTCCCCTTGGGGACAAAGTATATGTCCTTATCTTGAAGGAGTTCCTCTACGTTCACTCAACATCCGAGCTGCATTCTACAGAGTCTAGGAGGTCTTGAATGTTATTATAGTATTCTGCGTATACATTATCAAAAAGAGGCAGATAAGGAGAAATCCTAGCCAGCATAGTCTGGGCTGAAGAGTAATCTCTCAACTCTAAAAAAGCATCTACTTTATCGAAGTATGTTTCTACTATTTCTATAATATTTGGGTTACTTTTATTCGTACTTTCTTCTTTAAACATTTTATATATATTCCTCTTTGTTAGTATACCAAATTATAGCCATAAAAAAACTCCCATACCGCTGTTTCGAGTACATATTATACTAGAAAAGAGTATGGAAGTCAAGAACTATTTACTAGAGGTCGTTAATATCTTCACCCGTTTTATGCTGCGCTTCCTCTGCCTGGCTCGGCGTCATTGCTGACTCCGGCCCCATTTTCAGGGTATCCCAGTTCATCACAGAAGTAAAGTCTATGGGCGCGTTATTTCTTATCTTAACGCACTTGAGAGTAACACAGTTGTCTGCATGATCCCAAGATTCTAGACTAAACGCAGCGTCGGCAGCGTCAAGAATACCTTTAGCAAAGCGAGCTTCACCAGTTGCATCAGTCTGATAAGGACTGAATATAGGTACTTTATATTCTTGCGCCATTGATTTTAACTCCTTACTAACTTCGATTTGTTCTGTCCAGTCGTATTGACCGCCACGTGAGGGCATGTTTGACCGTTTAACCTGATTGATATAGTCAACAATAATCACACCAATATCCATCTTACTTTTTACTTTCATCTCTAGTGCGGCACGGATTTTGCCTAGCGTAAGAGATGGGTCATAAACTACGTCTAACTGCTTCTCGGGGAGGAGGTCACAGGTAGTCGTAAGTTTAGTATGAAAGTCATCAAAGTCTCGATGTTCTTTGTATTCGTGTAGTAATTCTTGGCCTCGCTGGAATCTTCCAGCCCACCAACCAGCAACTCTTTCCCACTCAGTAACGCTCAAACTTCTGCTACGGAGTAGTGCTTGTGGCACGCCCGTTGCAATGGAGCAGATACGCTGAAGAGTAGAACGCGAATCCATCTCTATAGTGAAGTATATTGCTGATTTACCGCTTTCGTACACGGTATTCGCAAGGTTCGCGCAGATAAGAGACTTACCTGCGCCTCGGCGTCCACCAACAAGGATCAAATCTTTCGGGGAGAATTTAATTTGATCATCGTATTCTGTGTTAAGGCCGAGACGCAGATACTTCCCTAGCTCTTCTTCGTCCTCAAACAGAGATATACGCTGCATACTCTCTTGAGGTTCTTCGAGTTCGACTCTTTCTTCAATATGAACAATGATGTCGTGAAGGTGTTGAACAGTTTCGTCTGCATCCTCGAATGAGATTGAGTTTTCCACATATTCATCTAGTTTTTTCAAGACCTCTTTTTGAGTGTACTCGTTCTTTAGGTACTGAAGCAGAATAAACGGCTCAGAATCTATATCTAGAGTTTCGATTGCGTAAATCTTTTCTAGAGTGGCAGAGTCTCGCGTAGAGAGCTTGATTTCATCCATATCGGGTAGCTTGTGAAAGGTTTCACAGTGCTTTTCGATAAGGTTGAACAACGGGTGATACTCGCTAGACAGATAGTGCTTACGCACGTAGCTCCAGGTCTCAAAGTCCTGTAGCGTTAATACCTGTTTAATGAGCGCACTAGTGACGTTCAACTATATCTCTCCCCTGATACGAAAAAAAAACAACCGCAACGACCCCGCTACGGTTGTCTGTTATTAACTTAAAGTAAGTTAATTAGTCGGCTTTAGCAGCCTTAGCAGCACCGTCGTAGTCGGCCGCGATGAGGCCTCGACGTGTGAGCATAGTCTTAACTCCGCGAGCAGTTTTACCGATTTGCTCAGCAATCTCCTCGACAGTAAGAGCCGTGATGTCGCCCAGTTCTACCAATGGGTCGGTCTTAGCGCCGCCTTTAGTAGTCTCTTGGCGAGGAATCGCGTCGATTTGACCGGAACGGAGCAGGCTGAGAGCCTTACCACGAATGCTGTTTACGGTACGTTCAAGAGCTTCAGCGATTTGTTCAACAAATGCGCCGTCTTTGACCATAGATAAGAAGACTTCTTCTTCAGCATCGGAATACGTCTTAGTTGTTTCCACTTTGGGAGCAGCTTTAACGTGTCCAGTCAGTTCCATAGACAAGATTTTGCCTTGAACAGACTTAGGTGAGTAAGCGCCATTCTCAAAGTGACCAGCGATTTCAGCATAAGTATACTCTCCGCTATTGTCTTCGATGAAGGCGCGTAGGACTGCTTCTTGCTCTGGTGAGAAAGACTTAGAAGCGCGGGCTGAAGCAAGTTCTACTTCAAACCCCATTTTTCGCAGCTTGCTAGAGATTGAACGGCTAGAAGTTTCTAGTTGCTCAGCGCCAGCGGCTACAGTTTCTTGTGATACGGGTACTTCGTTGCCAACAAAGGCAACCAGTTGGGCAGTACGTTCGTCATTCCACTTAGGAAGTGCCATTATTATAATTCTCCAATAAAATGTTGTAGGTTAGTTACTATAGTTAAGCCCTTATCTCGGGCCTGTTGAGTTTTTGCGGACTCTACTCCGGTCTCGTTTACTAGAATTGTTACGTCTCTAGTAAGAGAAGATTTAACTGTGAATCCTAAAGCTCCAAGTTCGGAAGCGGCCTCTGCTTTGGTCTTAAATGACTTCAACTTGCCAGATATACAAACTGTACCTCTGTTAGTTGTAACAGTTGTAGGCTTTTCAAACTTGAAACTAAAGGGTAACACATCGTAAAAACAATAGAAGTCCTTCCAAATCCAGTTCATCAAACTTTCAGTAGCTTTTGGCCCAAGACCCGCATCTACACAACTATCTTCATTTATATCAGAAATGGTCTCTACGACCTTAGATAGTTTCTGGGCAGCGGTCTTACCAATCAGCGGGATACTAAAAGCAGGAAGAAGCATATTCATCGGAGCTTCTTTTGATTTTTCAATCTCGTGGTAAAGTTTTTCTGCAAGTTTTTGCGAGGAAAGGGACTTCGCTATATCCTCCTGCGACAGAAGGTATATTTCGTCTATGTCAGTTAAGCCTAGCTTAGATACTGCAGCAGGGCCAAGACCCTTTATCTTTAGTGTCTTGGCAAAGTGCTCTACTTTCTTACTCGTCTGTGCGGGACATGCGGCATTACGACAATATATAAGGTGATTCGACCACTCTAGAACTGAAGAACAGCTTGGGCAGTGCGACGGGGCTTGAATACTTGTCATAAATCTTCTTATTTCCCTAAACTTGAAATGATATTATACTTAACTTTGAGGTTTTTGTCAAGAACTATTTTTTATCTAGGTAGCAATCAAGCTACTCGGCGAACAACACGAGGTATAATATCCCCGCTACGAATAATCTCTACTTGGCAGCCTATCTCTAAATTAAGTTCTTGAATGTATTGAATGTTGTGAAGAGTAGCCTTTCGCACAGTCGCGCCATCAATGTCTACCGCATCTAGTAAAGCAACCGGACTAACTACTCCGGACTTACCTACCTGCCATACGACATCAGTTAAGGTTGTAATCTGCCCTTCTTTCTGCTGTTTTAAGGCAAAGGCACCTCGTGGGTGGTGAGCAGTATACCCCAGCTTTTTGTACTCTTTATAAGAGTTTAGCCTGTATACTAGCCCATCTGTAGGGAACATATCGTCATTAAACTTAGTTACGACATCAAACCCTTGTGAGGCTAAAGAAGATAATGAATCCTCGTATGTGTCGAAGTCTACGCCTTGAGCATCATATGCTACAAAAGTTAAGGGACGAGAGTGAAACTCTTCCATGTCCTTTAAGTTCAGTGAGCCAGATGCAACATTACGAGAGTTCTCTACGCTAGAAGGGCATACTACTTCTCCTGTGATTTGTACTACTGCTTCTGATTGCGTGATAGTGGCGGGTACAAGGTATGACATCTTTTCAGTGATATCTCTACCTACTTTACCGTCACCGCGTGTTAAAGCCAGGGCCAATGAACCTGCTACGTAAATAACAGAGACAGCAGCGCCGTCCAACTTTGGGGAACAAATGCAAGAGTCGAGAGGTATCGGGCAATCATCCAACGAAAAACACTTCTGAAGTGAATACATTGGATAGTAATGCTTGATACCATCTGTCATAGTGTAGCCTACATTTTCTGAGCCATACTGGGACTCTAGTATATCAAACTCTGCGTCTGAAATAATAGGTGTGCCCTCGTAGTATTGCTTAGAAGCGTGTGCTAGAAAGTCTCGCATTATTTGTTTCTCAATTTGAAAGAAAGTATATTATACGGAAAAATACAGATAAAGTCAAGAAGTCTTTTTAGGTAAGGTATATATTATCTAATTGTTCTTTGAACTCCTTCTCTAGTATTTCTTTTGACTCTGCCAGTGACAGAATCTCAGTAAGACCAGAAAACAGTTCTCTACTATTACTTATAGTAAGTGGCATAGCAATACCCTCGTTAGAGGGCATCCACTCTTCATCGAAACTTAGATAATACTTGCGTAAATGTAGGTATTCTACTCCACGAAAGGAATTAACAGTTAAGCGAATTTGCACTTCTTTGTCAGCATCGTAGTGGACTAATTTCTCGTACATCTCAGGTACTTGATATAAATCCATTAGCTATGCACTCCGTTCTTCAATATAGCCGACAGGGGTACTACACTCGTTACGTTCTGTGGCTTTAGCAGCCGGTAAGAGTCTGTGTCCCAACAAAAAGTTAATAGAGTGTTTGCAGTTTCCTTTGCCCTATTCTTTTTGTTCTGTATGTACGGTGTACTGAAGTCTAGCGTGCAGACATTGTACTTTAGTTTATTTGATTTTTCGCTTCTATACGTGATTACAGCATCGCCATGACCTCGTATTAGATTTGCTAGAGCGTCCTTTTTCATTGTTACTCCTTTGATGAGGTAGGTTAGCAGAATCTTTTGCCGCACAGACGCTTTCAAAGGTGTAGAGTAAGAACTAAATTGGTGCGATTGATTTGCTACGCTGGTTCAATCGCTAAAACCGTTAAGATTATGTAGAGGGGATAGCCTGTATTACTTTGGTGAAGTACTGAGCAGCTTTACCTGTCAGTTTAGAGATGATTTCTTCATCAACTTCTCCACCTACGTCTCTAATAGCAGCTACAAGAGACTCTTGCGCGTCTGCTTTAGAGACACGGGCAGTACCAGATGCTTTAGATGGGGAGGATGCAGCAGGGTCTTTTTTAATGTAGACACCTTGCTTTGTAAGAATCATACGAACACCATTAGGTGACTCGTCTAGTTCTTCTGCGATTTCTTTTACGATTTCCATCGAGTTTTCAGGAGTTGGTTCGCCTGCTTCGTATAGTGCTACTGCTTCTGCTTTCTTTTCGTCTGACCACGCCATTTTGCGTTTCCTTGAGTTAGTTTTTAGTCCTGGGCAAGTGCCCGTCTTGTCTATTTGCTGCTGGTAAAATCGGTCGCCCATAGGTTTCCTTAAATTTGAAAACATATTATATCGCGAAATGACATTTCTGTCAAGAAATATTTTTAACTAAGTGCAGAAAGTGCTTCTTCAGCCAGCTCTTTTGCCATAGCATTCTGTTCTTTTGTTGGTAGAGTTGCAAAGAACACACCCCTGTCTAGCCGTTCCGTCTTGTCCCACACAAACCAAGCGTACTCGGTAGCATCGGTACCTTTTCCTGTAAAGCTGGGTCTCTTACTGAGAATATGCAAGGCTGTGGGGGTGTTATCTTTCCACCATTGATGCCTAGTAATACTACCTAAGTAATTTAGTCTTAGTAGCATTATACAAGTACTGGACAGCTCAAGAGAATGGTCTATAAACTCTTTAGCAATACTGAAAGGAGGATTTGTGAGTATTAAATCTGTCTTATCTGTATAATCAAAAAAGTCTTTGTCCTCCATAATTTCCGAATAAGTACAAGGAATTCCCTGCTCTTCTTCTAAAAAGAACTGTATTCTACCATCTCCTCTGCACGGCTCATGGGCAGACGAGAACATAGACCAATCAATCTCTAAATTCTCGTAGCACCAAGGAGGTGTAGGGTAAAAATCTGTGGGGTTAAGCCGCTGTCCTGTTTTCTGTCTACTCATATATTTTCCACTATCCAGCCTGCTAGGTCATCCACAAAACACCAATCAAATACATCACTTACTTTATTATTTAAGTAGTTATGAATACCTTCATGCTTCTTAAAGTACTCGCCATCAAGAACTAACAGTCCTCGACTAAACAAACTTAGGTTCTCAAAAACATACGGCATCTTTTCGGATACCGAACCGGCTACTTTTTGAAACTTACATTCAATTGCAACATCATCTACCATAAAGTCTACCTTAGCTCTAGTGCTGCCGTAAACATTAGTAAATTTTACTTGTTCTCTAAAATTACAACCTAAATCTGTTAGTATTTGTGAAACGTGTACTTCTAGTGCTTTTCCGTTGATATTAGCCTGCTGGCCCTGATTGATAGTCATATAAGACCTCCCAATTCTACAGTGAAGAGAAATTCCTCACTTTCAAAATATATTATACACGGATCGAGGATCGATGTCAAGAAATATTTTTAGATACGTGACAAATCTACACCAAATCTTTCCAGGTGAGTAAGTCTAGCTAGGTCATATGCTAGGGCATATGCGGAGCTACCACCTTTACTCGGCGATATATCCATAGACTCACCATACTCGGATACTACCCACACGGCGTAGCACTTACTAGAGTACTTGTTTTCATAGTTAGTATCATCAAAGCCTTCCATCTCTGCTTGATAAGCAACGGATATTTCGCGCTCTACAATGGCTGTACAATGATGCTTTGCAGACCAAACTATCTCACCTGGGGTAAACTCCTCTGATACACACTCTTCTGGTATGTAGTCATAGGCCTTCTTCTCTTCTTCTCCAGTAGGTCGTTGTGGTACTCCGGTTCTTTCAAGTATTGCCTTAACAAAACCTGCTGAACGATAGAGTCCTTTTGCAATTCCTGCAATGGTAGCTCCTCGGAGGTACTCTGTAACAACTTCACCAATTTCTGCGTCTGAAGCTGATTTTCCTCTATTTTGAGACTTACGAAGAGCTACATACTCTTTCTGCTCATGATAGCCTTCTATAATTTTCTGCAATCGTGTAGTATTATACGCGATGTTTAGAACTGCACAGGCTTCTTTCTTTGATATTGGCTTTGAACCGCTGTCCTTAGCTGGGTTCAGTAGTGCTAGTACTTTCTCTATATTTTCCGAGCTTAAGTTCTCATAGTCCTTCTTCTTAACTTTCCTCAAGTAACTCATCCTCTAATTTAAACATTAAACAACAGATAGCGTGTGCTAAGTGTGATACGCCCGTCTCTTTGTCGTTCTCTTCTCCGCTCATATGCGCGAGCATATGACGCATTGCAGCACTTGTATATCTATTCTGCAAATTGTCTAGCTTGCGCCAATTATCTGGAGAGTACTTATTCGCTCCATATGTTAGTATTTTTCCTACTTCGAGCGTGGCTAGTGGAGGGAGTAGATACATCTCAGGTTTTGTGTCATCATACTTTAGTCCTTTAGCTCCGTCTACCTTGTGGTGGTTATCCACCCAATTTTGTAATTCTTTATCCATAGTTTATCCGTTAGTCGTAGGTAATCTTGTATAGTTCTTTCTCAAGTCGGTCTATGCCAGCTTTGATATACTCTCCATCTTTATGGACGTCATCTAGCTTGTCCTTAAGCTCTTCTATCTCCTCTAGCATAACTTTAACTCTATGTGTCTCGTTATGGCTTTTTATAATCATACGTCTTGTAAACTCAAATAACCCAAGCACTGAGGCAAGAATCCCAATTGCGATAAATATCTCATCATTCATCGTCCGTCTCTGGGTTACATATCCAAGGGCCGCTGTCGGGCGGCTCATACCACCAGTCTTCTTCATACGCATTTATACAGTGAAAAGGTAGTGTATACCCATCCCCTAACATATCATCTCCGCACCTAGGACATTGTTCGTTCATTTACTACTCCTATGTTCTACTGATTCTATTGTCATAGTCTGCAAGCTCTTCGTCCCACCAAGGTGGTTTGTCTCTGTGCTTCCATGAAGCAAAGGTTGCTTTGTCTAACATATAGAAATTACGATAAGACTGAATAGGATTATCGCAGTCTTTTAGTTCTTCTGTCATTGCTAACGCGAATTTAGTGAAACCAAGGTCTTGCATGTGCTGTGGCTCTGGTAGAGCTTTGAGCATTGCTAGACTCTTGTGGTCACTGCCATAGCGATAGTGGGCTTCTCTGCCAAGCGCGAAAGCATAGCAGTTTGTCCAATAAAAATTCTCTAAGGAAGACCGTACCCAGATGCACGAAGGATGGTTGTACATAGTCGGCAAGTAAGGAAAGATGCGGTCTTCCATAGGAAGGTTCTTCTGTTGCTTACGAGTCTCTTGCAGTACAGCATTTTCTTCTTTAGTAATAGCACGAGGGACAAAACCGAATAGATGGTCTATCCAGAGGTTTGTATTAATAAGCTGCGCGGCTTCGAGAATCATTTTGTTGACATGCTTGTCTACATGGTACTCGGCACACTTGTCTAAATCTTCGTCTAGGTAAAAAAGATTAATGGTGTTCTCCTAAAGTTGAATGTATATTATACTCAATGAAGGCAATAAAGTCAAGTAATATTTTCTAGTCTTCTCATTAATCTTTCGGCACGATTAGTTACCTGTAGGTACCACCTAGAGTCTCTTCCTTCTACTGCTGCCCTCTTCCAGTCCTCTTGAATAAGGGCTTTTCGGAAGTTTACAAACTTAGCTAGGCGAGTTCTTCCTAGATTAAATACCATGTTTACTAGAACTTCCTGTACCTCCTCTGGCCAGCGGCTAAACGTACTGGTTCCATATAGTTTGTTACAGTCTATCATAGCCTCTGATAGGTCTGATTCGAAAGCAGACCATACTCTTTCTTCTGATACAGGTGTCCCTTCTAGTAGTCCTGCTTCTTCGTCCTTAGGTGTAATTAAATGTCCTACCCCGAAAGTTCCGTAACCCATATGGTCTCTATAAACCTCGTAACGTACCCCTTCATCGTACTTCAGTTGTTCAAATACAGCCTTTCTATCCATTCTTTCGAGCCTTTATAACTCCAATAGCTGACCGCACACCAAAAGAGGCGGCTACAATTACTGAGAGCGTGTACTGATACCACGTGGGCATCGAGTCTAGGGCTTGAAAGCCCGCTGTAACACCATCTACCATAGAGGGAAAGAATACTAGAATCATAGGTACACTAAAAAGGAGCGTCAGCCATTCATCTTTCCATGATTGACCACTATTAGTAGCCATTATGCTTTCCCAGTTAGCCTCACTCTCTGCCGACTTAATTAGAACTGTTGCTTGTGCTTCGGCTTTTGCTGCTTCTTTCTTGTTCTTTCCTTCCAGCCACGTTTGTCCTAGCTGGAATACTCCACTTATAATTGGTATATACACTCTACTCTCCCTCCTCGGGTTCAACCTCCAGGAGTCCGTTGTCTACAAGATATTTTATAGTTCCTTGGACGCCTTCCTGCCTTCCTAGGCTCCAGCAATGTACGCCGCAGCCAAGCAAACAAAATACAAATACTGCTAATTGTGATGCTATCAATGTACACCTCCTTTTATTTAGTTAATGTTAGTATTGA